TACTTAACTTATATGTAATTTCTGACGATATACCTTTTTTGAATAAATGGTACGTGATATATCTTAATAAGATGTGATAGTATTTTTCATTATTATTGGATAAACCAAAAAACTTATCGGATATGTAGGTTTCAAAATCAAAGTTTTTTCTAATGGACCTACTTAATGGAAAATTGTTCAGAATGTCGTAGTTACATCTTGTTAAATCTTTTTCACTACAATCAAAATAAATAATATCATCATCAATTTTTAAATTTAGTAAAACACCTTCCTTTACTAGACCATCAACAAATGTTTGCAACGTACTGTTATTATTTTTTGATTCACTATAACTTATAATTAAGTTTTTAGTATCAACTTCGGTGTTATAATTAATAACATCAAAAACTCTGATGGAATTCGCCAGTTCCTCACTATAAGTCAAACAAAATTCCCTTAATAGGTCACTTAAATTTATAACCACATCGGAGTTGGTATTTCCTTTAACAACAAAAAAATTCCTGACGTTAATAACACTTATTTTTGTGTTTGCGTCAGGAAATGTTTCATTAATTTTATTTACAATAAGACTTGCAAAGATATTACAAAGGTGTTTACCACCCAATAAATTGTATACTTCAATCATATTTTATTTTTTAACATTTTATTTTTAGTTAATGTTAAAAAAAATAAAAATACGGTTAAATGCTTAATTACTCTTTTTGTAATATTTCTCAACAATTTTTTGTACAGCGTTTTTTACTGACTCATTGTTTTGTTGTTGAGTTTGAACAGGTTGAGCCTGTTGTTGTCCGTTGTTTTTGTTCTTACACCCGCAGCCTGACATTTTACTTAGTTTTATAAGTTTATTTTTAATATAAATATTTATAAATTACAAATAATCTTTTGTCAATACAAACTATTTATAAAAATATGAAAATTAATTCTCTAATTAGAAAAATCATCAAAGAAGAAACCGAAGAATGGATTGACGTTTCTCCGGAAGAATATAAAGAACTTTTGGACTACGTTAATGGTGACGGGTCAGTAATTAAAAGACTTCCAGACTATAAAGGTAAGAAAATTAAAATTACCGGTGATTTGGATCTTAGTAGAAGAGACGATGTTGAAAATATTGATAGTATTGATTACGTGGACGGTAAATTAGACATTAGTAATACAAATATTTCATTTTTTGACAAATCCAAGGTAAAAAAATATATGTGGTACGGCAATTCCAAAATGGATAAGATTGAACGACAAAAGATATATAACCAAAGAATGGAACATCAACAAGAGTTAAGAGAAGAAGATACCTGGAATGTTGAAAATGATGACGAGGAATCAAACGAAACTGAAGCGATTTATGATTACCTACTTGAACATAAAATTCCGGAGGTAATTGAAGATGAAACGACCGGTGAAGAAGTTAGAGAAGATAAATATTTTTTATTTAAAACAGATTATGATCACCACGGTGGTAACATTTATATTTGGCTTGGAAACGGTAGTCACGGAAGTGAATATGTGGTGTTTAGAGATGATGAAATTAAAGATGCCGCAAAAAAAGAACTTCAAAACACGATAGATGAAATTGGTTTGGATGTATTTAGATGGTATGTTTGGGAAAATAATTTTGATGAAGAATATACCAGAAGATGGTTATATGATGATTATGAGGAAGTGATTAGAGAGGATCCAGAAGGTTGGTCTATTGAAAAAGAACTAACTGACGACCAAAAAAGATATATTGAAATTTACAATCAAAATATTGAAAGTTTAAGAAAAAAATTGGAAAATCAATCTTTAACTGACGAACAAAAAGATGAGATTGAAAATGACATATATGATTTTGAACAATTAATAGAGGACATCAATGAAAATCCGGAAGGTGATTATTCTGAGGAAAGTATTGAAGAACGGATTGAAAGTATGGTGGATGATAATATTAATGATTTCCTTAAAAACAAAAAAAGAGAAGGATACGATGATGACTTTCTTATGGACTTTATTGACGTTGACGGAGCAATTGAAGATGTTATACAATCAGATGGTTACGGAAATATTTTAAATCGTTTTGATGGTAGTGACGACGAATATAAAATCAACGATACTTGGTACCATGTAATGCGTCACAATTAAATATTGTTATTTACAGTTAGGTTAATATTTTTTACCTTTGAATTAAAACGATGTAATGAAAACTGACTGGTTGTTTCAAGAACCCATTGATTTAGAACACAAACAATATGTACTTTTGGATTACCTTCAAAAACTGGATAAAAATTTAAACAACTTCAAACTATACCCCCAATTTCAAGAAATATCATTACATCTTGCAAGTATCAACTTATTAATTGAAAAAGGTCAAACATTAACACTTAACAGGACATTAAAGGACCCAGACGACGAAATACTACTGTCAGATTTAATACCGGTTGATTGCCCGTTACTATCAAAAGAAGAAATACTTGAGGTTTACAAAGTTTGTAAATATTCCTCAACAAAACTGACCGATTACTTCAACCACGCAAAAGCAATATGGGACATTGTGAATGATTCGGTTTCAATTGATCCTGTACAAAATAAGAAAAACATTGACCCAAAACAAGGATTATTTTTTTTGGATTACAATGAAAAAACAATATTTTATGAGTTTAATATAAAACCAATCAAAAAAGGAAACCTTGAAACAAAATGTCACATCAAAAAAATATGTGAATGTAAAAGAGATGAGTTTGAACAAAAAATTAAGGAAATAAAAAGACCTTTAATTAAAAATTTACAAGAAAAAACAATATATGAAAATTTAATTGTGTTTACTGTAAACCACAATAATAATTACCCCCTCAAAGAAACGTTACTACCAATTGTTAAAAGAAAAATTATGAATTATATGATTCAGTCAAAAATTATTAAACATAAAAATTTGACAAATAAAATATAATTCATTAATTTTGAAGAAAAAAAAGTCATGGTAGTAAAACAAAGAACATTAAATGAATTGAGACAGGAAAAAGAGTTTGGTTATAAACATCCTGCGGTTAAGAACAACAAACCAAATGTTGATTCACAACACATTGTTGATTTGGTTATGAAATTTCCAAATGATGCGGATTTGGGTAAACAAGTTAGAAACTATTTAATTGGTCTTGGGGTTTATGGAAAATAAAGAAATGGTGAACCACCCAGATCATTATGGGGGAAAAAATAACCCATATGAAGCGATAAAGGTGATAGATGCTTGGCATCTTGGATTTAGTTTGGGTAACACGGTTAAATATATCTCAAGAGCTGGTAAAAAACACAAGGATAAGGAACTTGAAGATTTGAAAAAAGCCAAGTTTTACCTGGATCATTATATAAGTCAACTAGAAAGCCAACAATAATGTTGGTTTTTTTTGTTTTGTGGAAGTATTTATCTATATGATTATAGATGTGTGGAGACCCAGAATAAAAAAAGTTAATGGTAAGGGTATCGCCGTGTCGTATGAAATGGTTGATATTGGTGTTTTTATTAAAGAAAAAAGAAAAGGGTGGATTGTTAGGTATTATTGTGATTCGTGTAAAAATGACAAAATAATGACAACCACCACACATGTTTTATTAAACCCAAAAGTTGTTTATAATACCTTAGAAAAACAAACCTGCAGATCATGTAGGTCTAAAATTTCAGAATATGAAATAAAAAAAAGTCACATACCTTTTGATGTTATAGAAAAATCCGTAATAGAGTCAAATTACACACTACTTTCAACTGAGGATGAATATATGTTATGGGGTCAAAAATCACAATTTAAACATAAAGTTATTTGTGAAAATAACCATAACTTAACAATAACTTGGAATAATTGGAGTAAAGGTAAGCGTTGCAGACAATGTTATGAACAAAAAAAATTTGAAAATGCGGTTAAGTATAAGGAAGGTTGGGAAAGGTACTCGTATTTGGTTTATTATTATACTGAAAAAAGTTATAAAAAATATAAAAACAAAATCAACCCAACAAATATTGAAAGAAGTAAAGAGTACCACCTAGACCATAAATATTCAATTAGTGAAGGGTTTGGTAATGGTATTTTACCAAACATAATTGGTCAATTTTATAATTTAGAAATTTTAAAAAGTCACGATAATTTAAAAAAAAATAAACAATGTTCAATAACATTAGATGAATTATTTGAATATGAAAAAACTTATAAAAGAATCGGGGATTAGGGATATTAATAATATTGCTAAAAGATACAAAAAAGCAAAAATATATTTCCACCAGGATTTAGATGGTGTTACCACGGCTTTAGCCATGAAAAACTACCTTGAACAACACGGAATAAAAGTTGTTGATTGTGAGGTCATACAATATGGCGATAAGGAATTTGCTATAAAAAAACCAGACGCTTCTGGTGAAGTTATGCCAGTTTTAGTTGACTATAGTCACGGGCGTCCGATGTTTGTTATACACACGGATCATCATGACTCACAATCAGGAGTTGAAAAAGAAACGGCAACAAGTTTTAGACATTCAAGATCAAACGTTGAAACAATATCCCAGGTCGTATCACCAAAAGAAATATTCCCATCCGATGACATCCTTTTAATTTCAACGGTGGATTCGGCAAATTTTGCGTCAAATGAAATAACACCTGAAATGGTAATGAATTACCTTTTTAAATTTGACAAAGATTCATCCTTAAAACAAAACAAAATGTTGATGGGCTTGGTGACAAATAAATTATTGTTAGCATTCAAGAACAAGCCAAAGTTTTTGGAAACAATAGTAATGGAAGCAAAACCATCACTTATCAGCATATTAAATAATATCAAAAAACAAATTTTAGAGAAGGGTTATGTTAAACCGGAGATTCTAAAACAAAACCAAGAAACGTATGTTCAACAAATGAAATCACACCCAAATGTAAAAGTTGAGGATGGTATCATTATTCAATATGGTGGTGGTAATATGATGAAACCCGGTTCTTATGATAGGTATACACCATTCAGAAACAACCCAGAAGCCGACTTTATTGTGATAGCTTGGCCACTAGGTTTGGTTCAAGCATCTTGTAATCCATTTAAAAAAGAAAGAGCGTTGAAAGGAATTAATTTGGGTGAAATAGCACAAGAAGTTCTATCAAAGTGGGAATCACAATTAAAAGAAAAATATGTTTCGTTATCAACATTAAAATGGATTTCAGAATCTGGAAAAGATTTTGGTCCAGAATCGGTTGGTTTTACTTTTAAAGATTTTATGGCTCTTTATGGTGATTATTATAAGTCAGTTGATAGGGGTGATGAGGTGTTGGACTTAATTGAAAAGGCGATGTTAAAACCATTCACAAGTTTAACTGAAGAAGAAATGAAACTACTGGATGATGTTGAAATTAATGTGTGGGATTTGATCCAGGCTAACAGTGGGGGTCATAAATCGATTACTAATATTTCCGGGCTAAATTACATCGGAAGATCAAAAAGACCACCAAAAGGAGGTTATAAATACGACGCAGAAAGTGAAGATGCGCCATATGTTAAGTTTACTAAAATGATTCAAAAAGAATTTGTGAGGGTTCTAAAAGAAAAAATGAAACAAACCGAAAATATTACAGAATCGGTTGAAAAAAAAAACTTAATTTCTCTTTTAAAAAACCACATCAATAAAAAACACCTATTATCTGAAAAAGATTGGGATTTTATAATTAATGAGTTGGATTGTGTTATTGATAATAGAGGACAATGGGATCATCCCGGCAAATGTACACTTATTAATAGTAACACCATCACAATGAAGGATGTACTATATTCGTTAGTGGGAATTGATAATACTGGACATATGAAACTTATGTTACCAGAAAAAAACTATAATTTTCCAGGAAAAAAGGTACTTGAAATACCTTTAAAAGGGAAATTTAAGGATTTGGCATTAGAATTATTGAAAAAAGATTAAATTTTCTGAACTTTTGTTCAACATTGATATATTTATAATTATTCCTGACAAATTTCATATTTTTTTTAAAAAACATTTGACAGTTCAAAATAAATGTTTTAGATTTGTAAAACAATTGGGGAACGACCCAATGATAAAATTGAAATACGAATAAAACATGAGTGAAGAACAACACATTGAAAGTGAAATCTACTCATACATCACCGACAAAGGTCAGAGGGTGTATACACCAAATGTTCAGTTTGCCGAAATTATGGCAAACAAATATGGAACTCAAAAGGTATATGTAGAAAAAAATTAAAAAAAGTTGACAAAGTACTTGTCTAAATGAAAAAAAAGACTTAACTTTGTAAAACAAATCGGAAAAGTCCGAAACGTTCTTTGAAAATAGGAAATTAGACCGAAAGGTTAACATAATTAAAAAAAGTGAATTAACACCTCCCTTTCTTTAAGTATGGAATTTAATAGGTCATTGGGCCGTGTATGGTCCATTAAAATAAACCATGAAAGTGGGATAAAGTGAATCAGAAGTGTAACTGATTTGCGGCTTGGGAGACCGAGCTTGAGTACACAAGCGGGATACCGTTTAACCTTTAGTACCGAGGGCAACGCTGTAGGGAAAGTGGTTAGATGATTTGGCGATGTGGGTCGTCTGATTGAGGTGGGAACACCAATAGGAATAACCCGTAGGAATAGTGCAAAACTTAAAGTTATCCAACTTTAATATTGCGTGTTCCAGTATTATAGGATACTTAAAACCGAAAGGTATGTTTGTGTACAGGTGGTGCTGTTACAAACCCTAATGATTCCTTACCAAAGGAATTGTTTTGAAGTAGTCTAGAAATATGGAAACTGGGAAGTTTCAGAGAGTAGTTAAGTATTGATTCGTTCAAAAGATGGGTCAGCTTGGTTGACGGACCACTACTTTCACAATCCACGACACACAACATTTTTTACAATTGGATGTAAAATCATAAACGTAATAATGGAAAAGTGTCCGTCAGGTTTGGATGAAAGGTGATTACATAGTAATGAGTTGTTCATTGCACACAAGGATCCCAAGTCTGAGTGTATTTATCCAAAAAACCTTTAATCCCGCAAGGATGAACTGGGGCGGCAGTCTCGGAAAGAGTTAAGTAAGATGAGAGTAATTCAAACCTCAAGGAGTGGTATACCTAAAAAACCATCACTGAGAAATACCATTCAAAAGATGGTGGATACGAAGGGAAACAATAATCCTTCAAAAGGTTCTCACAAACAGCTGTAATCTCAGGCTTATTTTTAAAAAAAAATTACTGGTAAAAAAATTGATGGATGAGATGGATTTCTTATCCATTTTTTTATTTCAAAAAAAAAATAAAAAAAACATTTGTCAGATTCAAAAATTATTCCTACATTTGTAGAAATAAAAGATATGACACACAAACACGTTACAATTATTCATCCAAAGTACGGTGAAGTTTTAAATGAAACTTTTATGGATGAGGTTCAGTTTAAAATATTTTTGAATATGGTCCATTCTTCAATTGCGATGGATCAAAACCTTTCAACCTTTAATGGTAAGGACTTTTTGGTACACATTCCTTGTTCAATATTAAAAGAGTCTCTGGTAATTGGTAAAACAACTGAAGTTTCAATGGCTGATGTTGTTTTGACGAAATCTAAGTTGGAGGGGTAGTTTCTTTGTTTCTCTTTAAAACAAAGTGGTGGCTGTTGCGACATTCAATGTCGTCCCTAAAATTAAGGTGAGGTAATACTCACCTTTTTTTGTTTCTGGATATATTTATTGGTATATGAAAAAGATTATATCTGAAAATATGAACTACCATTTGGATAATGGTATAACATTAACTGAAAACATATTCAGACCATTTTCCGATGAGTTTTTTAATTTAATCAATGAGGCCAGAGAATTATATAACGAAGGTTATATTGATGTGGATGAGGATGAAAAATGGTTGGTTGAAAGTGATTTTGGAAAAAAAGTAAAACTTACAAGTGGGAAAATTGTTAGACTTGAAGTTCCATATATTGAAAATTCAATTAATGAAGCTGAATATAAGGGTAGAAAAGTTGAACTTGGGAAACCGATGAGAAATACAGGTGGTGGAAAAAAATATGTGGTGTATGTTAAAAATCCATCTACCGGTAAAGTTAAAAAAATTAGTTTTGGTGATAAAAAGGGGGGTTTAACCGCTAAAGTATCAAATCCGGAAGCTAGAAGGAATTTTGCTTCCAGACACAATTGTAAAGCCAAAAAAGATAGGTTAACGGCCGGTTACTGGGCCTGTAGAATCAATCGCTATGCTCATTTATGGGGAGGAAAAAGTTATGGAGGGTACTGGTGATTTACCATTTAAACAAAAAGATTTTGGAAACACCAAAATAAGAACGTTTGATTCGTCGGTGGATGAATATGAATTAAAATGGCATAGAGATAGAGAGGACCGGAAAGTTATTATCATTGAATCAAACGGTTGGAAATTCCAATCGGATAATTCATTACCAACGACATTAAAAGAAGGCGATCAGATATTTATACCAAAAGATACCTTTCATAGAGTTATCAAGGGGAATGGAAATTTAAAAATTAAAGTTGAGTTTTTATGAAAAAAATTATTATAACAGAAAAACAATTGGAAGATATGGTTAAACACATCAAAGAAAATCATGATGATGGTTCATATATGGCAAAACAACAATTATTTACAATCGCAACATTGGCTTACAAAATGTGGGAAATGATGGAGGATGGTGAACAACTTGAGGATTGGATGGAAACCAAAATCGCTCAATCCGAACAATCAATCCTTGCCGTTGTAAAATCCTTTATGTATGATGAAGCTGAAGATAGGATGAAAAAAAATGGTGATATCGGATTGGATGGATTAATCATTGGAATGTAATTTAAAATTAATATAATTTGTCCTCCGGTTATTGACTGGGGGATTTTTATTTTGTATCTTTATGAAAAAAAGGATGTACGTTATAGTTAAACATATTAAAACGGAAAATAGAAAAAGAGTTCCAGTTATCATTTTGAATGGTCACAATGAAATTTGGGAATTTGACACTTTTGAACAGGCCGATGATATGAAAAAGATTTTTGAATTGAATTCAGATTCCGGTCACAAATATGAGGTTAAAAAACTTCATTAAAATATGGTCCCGTAGCTCAACTGAATAGAGCAATTGCCTCAAATAGGGGGCGTTTAATTGGAAACAGTTAAATGGAACTCATCAAATTCGGGGAAGCCTGTAAAATGGTAATCCCGAGCCAAGATCTCAGAAATGGGATAAGGTGTAGAGACTTGACGGTGAGTACCTAAGTCCAAATGGATAAGGTAATGAGAAAGTCCAGACCACAAACAATTAAATTGGTAGTGAAAACTATAGTGGTACGTCTAAGCAATAGGTTGATGGTTTGAATCCATCCGGGATCACAAAAACAAAACTAATATGGAGGATATTCACCAACAAATCCACGAAGAATTTGTAAATAGCGAAGATTTTTTAATTTTTTTAAAAGAACTTGACATATATTCAGAAAAATATGTATCTTTGTAAAAAGAAATCATATGAACAAGGAACTTATCGCACTATTTTTTGCCATGGAACATGAAGCCGACGAATTGATTGATGTATTTGTTAAAGAACAACTCCTTGATTTTTATATTAACGGATGTGAGTTAAGGTTACGAATGGAAAAAAGATTCAATGAATTTAATGAGTTTCATAAAGAAACCGGAATCACTTTGGGTAATTTGTTACTTAACAAATACAATTTGGCAAAACAACTTCACGTATTAAAAATCGCGTTGGGAAAGTTGGGTGTACAGGGAATTGATGAAGACCAATATATAATGTTAAATAACTAATGAAATCATTCAAAGACATAGAATTTAAAACACATCCAATAGGTGAAGGTAAACACGGATTAATTTTTTTTCCAAATGGGTATGGTGTGTCTGTTGTTAGATTTAAAAGACCGTATAGTGATAGA